TTTAGACGAAGATTATTTAGACGAAGATCTTTATGAGGAAGCTGTTTACGATGAAGATGCTTATGAGGAAGGTCTAGACGAAGAATTATTCTTGGAAGATACCCTCTCTGAAGAGGAACTAGAAGAAGAACTTTATAGTCAGATCTATGAACAGTTGACAGTTGATATTCACCCCCAAAAGAGCGGCTGGGCTGGGACGCCCGGGCCCTTACTAGAGCTAGCTGATGAAGAATTATTGGCTTTAGAACAAGATTCGAAAGTTCGAGAAGAAAAAGACGCCATAAGAAAGGCTGTTAGCGAACTTGAAAAAGTTAACGAATCATTAGGAAAGAAAAACAAACAACTAGCAAAGTCTCTATCAAAATCAGATGATTATGTTAAAAGATTACGAGACGCAGTTGTAATATTAAAAGAGAAGCTCGATGCAGCTTCTCTTACAAACGCAAAACTACTTTACACGAACAAGGCATTGGACAGCGACTCCCTGAATGAGCGGCAAAAGCGTAAGCTTGCCGAAGCTATTTCTAGTGCCGACAATATTGAAGAAGCAAAAGTTATTTTTGAAACACTTCAAAGCACAGTGGGCAGCACCTCTCGCAGAAATGCTAAGCAGCCTAAGTCACTGAGCGAGGCAGTTGAAAAGTCTTCTTCAATGATTCTGTCGAGCAGAGAAAACAAATCTGCAAGACAGAAAAAAGTACCAGTGTATGATCGCTGGAAATTCCTAGCTGGAATTAATAAGACTTAATAATATACTATAGGAGGTTTAAAAAATGTCTGTTTTACAAAAGCTAACTGAAGGTATCGCCTCGCGAAGTCTTCAAAGAGAGGGTGCTGCCTTACTTGACAAGTGGGAACGTACTGGTCTTCTTGAAGGACTTACTGGAGATGCCAGTAGGCAGGGTATGGCCCGTCTATTAGAAAATCAAGCTGCACAGCTTCTTAAGGAAGCATCGAGTATGAGTGCAGGCGATGTCGAGGGTTTCGCTTCCGTAGCGTTCCCGATCGTTCGTCGTGTCTTTGGCGGTCTCGTCGCCAATAATCTCGTTTCGGTCCAGCCGATGAGTTTGCCGTCTGGCCTCATCTTCTTCCTGGACTTTACTGCTGCATCTGTCACTGGGCCCACTATGGGCGACAATGAATCGCTCTATGGCGGTGGCAAAGTTGGTCATGAGATCACAGGTGGTGTTGAGTTGGGGTACCAATCGTCCGCGACCATGGGTGACGCTGTTGGTGTAAGTGGCGATAGCCCAGATGAAGGTTTCTACAACTTGAATACTGGTTATTCTTCGACTACTGGTTCGGTAACGAACCTCACGGCTGCGCAACTTGTTACGCACGTCGGCATCATCGATCTTACTAACCCCAGTGAGGCTGAAAAACGAATTCTTCGTTGGGACGAAGATGTTCTCGGTCTTGGCGCTGGTCACGAAGCCGTCGTAGCTAGAGTTCGGGTATCTAACTTTGAAAATCAGGAGGCCGGCCAATCTGGCCAAATTTTGGATCGAGATAAGCTTATAACTATTGAGCACACCGGCGGTGGCAACATGGTAAATGCTGTTATGGTTCGACGTTTAACTACTCTTGGCTCTTGGGCCAACCATCCGTCTGAAGCTGCTTGGGATGGTGTCAAGGATACCTTGTATCTTACGTGGATTGGTCAGGACGATCAGGTCGACCCGGCCAACGCCGGCGCGGCCGGCACCACGATGCCTACGGGGGCCGATATGGACTTCACGTTCCCACTTGTCGATAACATGAATGCCGCGCCAAATGCGGGCACTGGACAGGATGCTATTGGTATCGTTGCAATGGGTACACCGTGGGGCTTGGAGAATACTGGTGCCATTCCTGAAATTGACATCAGGGTTGACAGTATCGCTGTTACTGCGGTTACCAAGAAGCTCAAAGCTAAGTGGACTCCGGAACTCGGTCAGGACCTTAACGCCTATCACAACCTCGATGCAGAGGTCGAACTAACTCAGATTCTTTCTGAGCAGATCGCCCTTGAAATCGATCGTGAAATCCTAGGTGCTCTGGTTCAGGGTGGCACTGCTGCTCGTTACTACTGGGCTCGCTCACCGGGCCTTTTCGTTAACCGCGAAACCGGTGCAGAGCTAGGTGCTACTGCAGCTGCTCCTGATTTCACTGGTACGGTAAGTGAATGGTACGAGACTCTTGTCGAGACCATTAACGACGTGTCTGCTCAGATTCATCGTAAGACGCTTCGTGGCGGAGCTAACTTCGTGGTGTGTTCACCTGAAGTTGCTAACATCCTTGAGTTCACCTCAGGGTTCCGTGCGAACGTTACTCATGATGATGATCGTGGCACTATCGGCGCAGTTAACGCTGGCAGCCTCAGCCGCAAGTTTGATGTCTACGTGGACCCCTATTTCCCGCGTAACGTCCTTCTTGTCGGTCGTAACGGTTCAAGTTTCTTGGAAAGTGGCTATGTCTACGCTCCATACGTACCGCTACAGGTCACTCCGACCATCTTTGGTACCGAAGACTTCGTACCCCGTAAGGGCGTGATGACTCGGTATGCGAAACAGATGGTTCGACCTGATATGTATGGTCTTGTCGTTGTTCGCGGCCTGCTTGGTGAATCTGGCTCCTAAGCCTGATTGCTAGGTAACTAAACCAACCCGCCTTGAGTTTTCTCTTGGCGGGTTTTTTTATTAAATAAAACTTAACATTAAAATTTAAGATTGTTATAATTATAATATCTGACATAGAAAAAGGAGTATACCATGTCACAAGAAACTGTAGAAACACAGCAGCAAGCAGTACATATGTTAATTCAGGCTGCTCAATTGGCTCAACAGCGAGGAGCCTTTAATCTTAATGAGGCCTCTTTGGTATCCCAAGCAGTTAACCATTTCGTTCCCCCTGCACCACCGCCGGAAGAAGGGACAGATGTTGAAGAAGCCGTCGAAGAAGAATCAGAATAATTTAGACATTTAAGCAAACACATTACTATTTATAATGATTGATAAGGCAGAAAGCCTTTTTTAAAAGGAGAAAACAAACATGGCTAAAGTAGGAAGAGCATCAAGAAATTCATCGCTCATGAGAGTCGAAACCGTCTCTGCCGATAAAACAATTGGTGATGCAGAGACCGGAGAAGTATACTTCATTGATATTTCATCCAGTTCGGTTGTTGTCACATTGCCAACCCCTAGGGCAGGAATGTATTTTAAATTTATCATTGCTGTCGCGGCACATGGAGAAGCTACAAATGATTTTACCTTGACGACACACGATTCTGCATGTGACATTCAAGGACCTCTTGTCACTGGTAACTCTGGTGCAGTAGAGATAGGCGGTTTCCCTGCTGCTATTGAACATGCTGGCACTAGTATTTCTAGACTCATTCTTGATTCATCAGAAGGCGCAGTAAGCGCTGGTGATTATCTTGAGTGTATCTCTGATGGAACAGACTGGTATGTCAGTGGCGTACTCACTGAGGGCAACAAAGCCACTGGTGCTGTGACTCCAAACGCTACCGCGGTATAGATGTGACTAATAGGTCATAAATCAAAAGTATTAAACCCCTTGCTCTTTTACAGACAAGGGGTTTTTTGCTATATATATTCAAGGTTAAGAATGTCGATATGCCAAAAAAATCGCATGACCAATTTTTGAGATTTTCATTTTTTAAATAACTATTTACTAGGTAGAACAAGGAGGCCCACAATGGGTAAAAAAGCAAGAATTAGAAGATATCCTCAAAAATATGGGAAAAAATATGCTTCCCATCCTTACACCAAGGCTGTAACTAAATTGCGCGAGGTAATCGAGGAAGCAGAAGCCGATAGCGTGGTCACAGAACAAGAAGCTGTGCAAATCAAACAGGCAAAAGAAGAATTAGTTGAAGCAGTTGTCACAATAGCAGCAGAAGAAGTAAAAGAAGTTGTTATGACAGTAGTAGAGGAAGTAAAAGAAGTTGCTGAAAAAGCTTCAGAGGCCGCAGCTGAAGTTGTGGCTCCAAAACCAGAAGTAAAAAAAGCTGCAAAGGCTCCTGCGAAAACAAAGAAGAAAAAGAAGAGCGTTTTTGCAAAAAGAAAAACTACTCCAAAAAAAGCAACGAAGAAAACCTCTGAGGGCTAATTAAGTCTCTCCTAACTAATTACATTGTATAGGAGGCACTAATGAATGGCGACGCCGACACTCACACCCAGTTCACAGACTTCAACTGTTGTATTACCGCAGACCGGCACGTTTTCCGTAGCTAGTGTCTCAACAAACTATCCATATGGTTTATACGCCAGCGAGACGAAGGCTGATGGTACATCAAATGAGCTTTATGACGTTAATTTCATCACTGGTGCTATTGAGCAGGTAAACTTTACTTATAGAAAGCTCGGCGGCGATGTACTTGATATTGAGCTGACAGAAAAGAACGTGTATGCTGCTTATGAAGAAGCAATACTAGAATATTCTTATATTGTTAATATTCATCAGGCTAAAAATATCTTACATAGTTCTCTTGGCCACACAACTGGTACTTTTGATCAAGATGGGCAAAGAACTGATTCACTGAGTGGAAGCAACGTTGAACTAAAGTATCCTAAATATAAGCTAGGTTATTCAAAAAAGATTATGGACAATACGATCCAGGAAACGGGACTTGGTGGAACTGCTACTGTATATTCAGGGTCGATTGGCACGACCAGACTTAAGCAAGATTACGATTTGCAGCAAGAGATTCAAACTAATTCTTTGTCGCCTGAATACAATTATTACAATAAAATCAACAATAAGCGTGTCATCATAAGAAGAGTCTATTTCAAGACCCCACACGCAATGTGGAGATTCTATGGTTATTATGGTGGCTTAAACGCAGTAGGAAACATGTCAACTTATGGCATGTTTGCCGATGATTCTACTTTTGAAGTAATTCCGCCATGGCAAAACAAGTTGCAAGCAATAACATATGAAGATGCAATTTATACACGAAATTCTCATTATTCTTATGAAATTAAAAATAATAAATTAAGAATATTCCCGATCCCAACCAGCACCAGCCCTCGGTCAATTTGGTTTGAATTCACAGTCAACGAAGACCCTTGGGAGGAGCAAGACGATCGCAAAGACGGCTTGGCTGGTATCAACAACATGAATACTTTGCCTTTTGCGAATATATCCTATAAAAATATCAACAGCATAGGAAAGCAGTGGATTAGAAGGTTTACTATAGCCCTGTGCAAGGAGGTTCTTGGGCAGATTCGTAGTAAGTTCGCCACAATCCCCATTCCCGGCGCTTCAGTGACTCTTAACGGAACAGCAATGATCACAGAGGCCAAAGCAGAACAAAAGGAACTAAGAGAAGAACTGCAAAAAGTGTTAGATGAACTAACATACGAGAAAATCACGACAACTCAAACTAATATGGCGAAACAAACTCAGGAGCTTGTACGTACCTACCCATATTCTGTCTATCAGGGGTAAAATTTAAATGGCAAGTGAGAAAAATAAATGGACACAGCCAGCAGCTCCTCCACCTCCTCTTTTCCTTGGTGAAAAAGAGCGAGATTTGGTTAAGCAGGTCAACGATGAATTAATCGAAAGAGTGATTGGACAACAAATTGCATACTATCCAATAGACTTAGAACATACAAATTTTCACTCATTATACAACGAAGCAATTGTTAAAACTTTTTTGCCCCCTGTTAGGGTTTACGCTTTGGTTGAATTTAAAGGCCAAACAACTCAAACTGATAAATACGGTATAGATAAAACTGTTAAAATAACTGTTCATTTCCATAAAAGACGATTAACAGAAGATCAGGATCTTTTTGTACGTGAAGGTGATTTTCTTGCTTATGGCGAGAATTACTATGAGATAGTTAAATTAGAAGAACCAAAAGAATTATTTGGGCAAGCAGATAGAAGAATTGAAATATCTGCAGAATGTATCAAGTCTAGAGAGGGCCTTTTTGATGGCACCTAAAGATTCTATAAATGAAGACGTCGCCAGAGATGTACCAAGATATAAATCTGATCTAGAAGATATTGATATGGCTTTATATGAATTTATTAATGATTCTATGGATATACATACAAAAACAAATAAAGGTTTTCAAAAAATCCCCGTAATCTGGGCCGGCTCGGAGAGGGCACATAATATAAAAAATACTGATATAAAGCGCGATAAGACCGGGATGATCATTTTACCAGCTATTGTTGTCGAAAGAACAAAAGTCACAAAACAATTCGAAAACAAAGGTGTTCCATACGCTGCAGTTGACCCCAGAGGCGACCTGGAAGGAGGCTACTTGACAATTAATAAAGTTATTAAGCAAGATAAGACTTCTAATTTCGCTAATGCTGACGCTTATAAAAAACGAACACAGCTTAATTTCCCTACATATAGGAACAAGAAAAATGGTAAAATAGTCTTTGAAACCATTACCATACCCTTGCCTATCTATGTGGAACTCGGATATAATATTACTATCAGAACTGAGTACCAAGAGCAAATGAATGATGTTGTCGCGCCCTTTATGCGCAGAGCACACGCCCATAAGAGGATTATGATAAAACACAACTACAACAATTATGAGGCTTTCATAGAAGGGGAACTTAATGTGGCTAATAACATTTCTGCTTATGAACAGGCAGAACGTAAATATGAAAGTAGTTTAACTATCAATGTTTTGGGGTATCTTATAGGAGATGGAAAAAATCAAGTTCAGCGCAGAACAGTAAGAAGGGAGAATGCTGTACAAATTCGCTTTGCTAGGGAGCGAATTGTCATTGGTGACGAAGATGGAGAATTTAGATTTTAAAGGAGTTTCCAACCAACCAAGACTATTTAATTAAGAAAATGTATTTCTAGTTTTGACTAGAAACCACTAAGGGAGTTATAAGCATGGCAGTCGATAAATTTAAATTTATTTCACCCGGTATTTTTATGGATGAGATTGACGAGTCCGCATTACCGGCACTTCCGGAGCGCATGGGACCAGTAATCGTTGGTCGTTTTGCAAAAGGTCCGGCAAACAGGCCGATTAAAGTAGAAACATTTAAAGAGTTTGTTCAAATCTTTGGTCGACCCTCGGCGGGAACTCCGAGCGGGGACGTATGGCGTAATGGAGCGTTAACTGCTCCAACTTATGCTGCATATGCAGTTCAAGCTTGGTTGCGAAATAACTCTCCTTGTACTGTCTACCGACTTTTGGGTGACCACCC